GCATAGAAGGTACAACATCAAGGTTAATCACAGCGGTCTGAAGCTTGTCACGCAACTCAGTTGTCAGAGTATAGTCGTGATTCTTCTTCAGGTGTTTCTCCATGAAATCAAAGTAACGAGCTACTGTCTCAGGCCAATGCTCTCGGCGGCCTTTATCGTCCAAGAAGCGTGCATAGCGACTCTTGGCGATATAGTGATTGTATGGGGTCATGGTAAAACTCATTATTCAATTTCCTTTAATAGTTGTTCGTATTTATCTTCAATGTAATCTTCAAACCTCTCGATGATGTCATCACTGTGGATGTTCAGTAACTCCAGCAGCGTGACTTCATCGATACGTTTAAGTTTCTCTTTCAGCTCTTCAAAAGACAGGTTCATCATAAGCTTTAATCAACTTATCCAGATACCATCGAGCTTTCTTCAAGTCCTCAACACCGTTCTTGTCCATGAAGCGCATCAGGTATTGCATCATCTGTACATAGTCAGCCTCAAACAAAGGAGCAGTTTCCCACAAAGGAATCTGATTATAGCCTTTCTTGATTTTGTCTGCTAACTTAGCTAACACATCCCGTACCTCAATACCTTCTTCCTCGAACAGCATATAGTGTTTAGGCTTCTCCACTGGATCGTGAGTGATGCCTTTGTACGACACCCAGAAGTCCTCTGAGGCAACTCCATTGGTGTTCTTAAACCAATCATCGATAGCTTCCTTCAGAGGCTTTGCTGAGTGGTTATTCGGCTTCTGAGTCATATAAACTGTTCCTTTAACGTAATTAGAGTATCCGGTACAGTTAACACACGGAGCTTCACAGTCCTTGTCCATCAGTGCATAGAAGCACGAGTTACACTTGTTTTCCACTGTACTTCCTTTCAAGGTACTCAATAGACAGCAGCATCTCATCGAAACCGCCGTCCTTGACATCGTTTAACATCACCAATCCTCGCCAGTGACGGTTAGAGAGTTGGTCCATGTAGTCCTCATCATGCAAGTAGTAGCTACCTGCAATGATAGCACAGATAGGCTTACCATCAGCACGCTTACCGTAGGCAATCTGTTTACCCTGCTGATGCCCTGCAACGCAGCTCATATGCAGCTTGTTGACGATCGCAGAAGCAGTACCAGCGGGACGCCCCATAGCACCAACAGGCCAATAATGATTAAAACCCACTCCGTTAATGAATACAGGGTGAAGAAACTCATGGACTTCCCAATCTTTATCATACCCGAGGTCATCAACACTGATCAGACCTTCCAATGTAGGGTTGTTGTTAACAGCACGGTTGATACGGTTCTCGTGGTTGCCTAGTGTTAGCACTAGACGAGGCTTGTATACCTTGTGCTTGGATTCCTTCTGAGTCTTCTGCAAGTCACGCAGAGGCTGTAGGAGCTTCTTCATCGCCTCCTTAACCACCTCTACATCTTTCTTGTACCGAAGACCTTCAAAGTACTTAGACCCTTTGACATCATGGGTGGACAGTGATGGCATGTCTGCAAAGTCCCCAATGTTTATTACAACATCAGGGCGATAATCACAGATGGCCTTACCTGCCCACTCAAGATGATCCAGAGGCACTCCTTCTTTGACTTGGCAGTCAGGAATGACAAGGATCTTCATGCTTACCAGTCTCCCAAGTCATCGTTACCAATTTCTTTACCGTCTTCGTCATCGCAGAAGTATGCACCTGTCCAAGGATCGAGATAACTAGGATAATGCTCATACATTGCATCGAGATACATAGGCTTCTCAATACGAACTTGCTCCATAATGTTGTACTGGAAGATTGACTCCAAGAAGCGAACATAGTCGTTTAAGCACTCATGCCATGTAGCACCTGCTGTGCTTATATGCTTTTTGTATACTTTACCTTCACAATCTGTATACTCAAACCCATACTGTTGCATCACATCATCATCTTCTTTAATCATCGTTCATCTCCTTCACCCATTAGGGTATTGTTAATCTGTCGTTGTGCAAGTTTCTTGAGGTTCTGACTGGCAATGTCGGCAAGACTCCAGCCCATCACCGTGGACAGTCCTGCGATCTGCCAGAGCACATCACCAACTTCCTTTTGCATTCCTGCCTCGTCCAAGATACCATCTCGAATCCACTTGGCATACTTACCTGCCACTTCACCAGCTTCAGAGGTAAGGTTAGATACCATGTAAGCAGGGTTCTTAGCTGACGCCAGCGCTGTCTTGAACGCTAGGTCTTGATACTCATTTAGATTCATACTTTTTCCCATACTCGTTGATTACGATTAGTAGAACCCTTGCGTAGTTCACCTGTTAATTGAATAATACCAAGCCGTTCCATCTCTGGAAGCCGCTTACAAAGCTGATCTTTTCCTGCTCCCATCCTATCTGCTAATTCCTCATAAGTGCCGTTTCCTTTTTCCAACTCTGCGCTAATCTTTTGATACATAGCGGAAGAAAAATCATCTACTCGTGCAGCGGATTCTTTGGAAGTTTGAGGATCTGTTGAACGAGAACGTACAAACTTTGTGTCAAACATTTCAATTTGCATTCATTGCTCCCATCACGTTAGGAAATAACTTAATTAACTCATCCTTGCACTTCTCAGCTACCTCTCGGTGTTCCTTCTGCGTAGCCACATCACAGCGAATATCAACATAGTGAAGCCAACTACGCAGTGTACCGTTCATGTACATCTTGCTCATTGTCATCCCTTCAGGCAGTAGCTTTCGTGCTACTTCCTTAGCGATACCCTTATCCAAGGCTTTGTTATAGACCAACTCAGCCTCACATTGTACACGCAGTTGAGCAGCATTCCACCAGTTTTTCAGATAGTCATCATCAGTCTCCAAGGAGTTCTGACGATTCTTAGTGTCCTGCAATCGGACATCAGAGAACTCGAAGTCTTGCGCTACAGCGTACCTCTGAGAGAACTCTTGAAAGCTGAAGCTACGGTGTCGCAGAATCTGTCGTGCCATGTCGCGGGTTGTCGTGATCTCCATACACACATTAGCCATTTCGAAAGGTGACCAGTGCTTATGCTTGATCAGGTACTTGATCAACCGTGATGCTGTCTCTTTGTTGTCCTGATTCTCAGGTGCAGACACACGGGCCATGTACGCAATCAAGTCCTCACCCTCTGGTGTTGACCATACCACTTTAACTGCTGACATCTTCGCCTTCCACTTTTAGTTTATCACCCTCACGAATCCCTGCCTTAAGAGCCTCTAGGATGCCGTGTCGAAGCAGTGACTCAGCTTCTTCGTCTGTCAAGTCAAAGGCATAACTTGAGCTACCGTCTTCATTCTGTTTAATCAGTTCCACGTTCATTTAGCCACTCCTCTGGAATAGTCTTATCAGCAAATAGGTATCCGTTCTTCCTGCACCACATAGCATACGTTGTCTTAGACGCTTTGCTGATCCTAGCGTTGGAATTACTGAATACAAACCTAATATCCAAGTCTGGGTTATGTCTCTTTACAAGTAAGTGCTTCTGACGATCAGGTGCTAAGAAGCGTCCCTTAGTCTCCACAATGATACCGTTAGAGAGAACAAAGTCAGGGGTATAGACATGAGCAGATGCAGGCTTAATGTACTTAAGCTTGACCTTCTCATACGTATACTCAATCCCTGACTGATCCAGTTGTTCCGCTACTCGCTCTTCGAGTCCGCTACGGAATCCGTATTTGATTGCAACTTGCTTAACTGTTAGGCTTTTTTGCTTTGGCATAAAGTTCTTCTAAAGTAATTTGCAATTCGTTATATGCTCCTATTACACGAAGAGCATGTACATATTCCTGCTCTGTCATGAAAACTTCCCGGGCATATGAGCTTGCCCATTGGTCTTCAACAGGAAATACATCAAAATCAGGATACCTTTCGTCACAGCTTATTTTAACAATTCTGGTGGTTGCCATAATTCCCCCTCATAACGTCTCAGCCACAAAAGCTGTCCTTGTTCTGTAAAGTAGTCCAAACTATGTCCAAGTTCGTGATACTTTGCAAACGCAGCTTGGATGAGTTCCTCTTTAGTCTTCGCGTCTTGGAGAGCCTTTGCTGCCTTTTTTGGGCCAATGCCAGCCAAGCACGGGATGTTATCGATCCTGTCCCCAGTAAGAAGCTGAGTGCAGAATGCCTTGTACGCAGTAAACTCATCGACATAGTACCTCTCATCTCGAACAGGGTTGTAGTGCCATCCTTGAAGCTGATCCAAGTCCTTATCCACATGAACAATCCAGCACTCATCCAAGAGCTTTGTGGACGCAATGGCTACGGTA